ATCTGAAAATGGGTTTAAACAAATAACCTTGGATGCAGCTGGAGCCGCAACTGATAATTTCACTGTAGATTCTAGTGGTAATGTATCTGGTACTGGTACTTTAAAACTTACTGGTCAAGCAAATATTCGTATAGCAGTAGATAATTCTACTTTTAATACTGGAAGTGCTGTTACAGATACTTTAACTGCAGCACAAAGTGGAACTATCTTTACTATAAATGGAACTGGTGATATTGTAGTTAATATGCCAGCACTTAGTACAGGTAATGTAGGACTTTGGTATGAATTTATTGTAACTACTGCAGTTGGTGGTGGTAAAACAGTGACATTCGTTTTACCGGGATCAGCAGTTTCTGCTTTCCATGGAGCAATACAACTTATGGGTGGTACTGCAGCTAATCCAGCATCTGATATTATAGGAGATACTTTAACTTTACCTAATTCAACAGTAGCAAATGCAAGAGTTAAACTTACTTGTATTACTGATGATGGTACTAATTCCATATGGAAAGCTGAAACAGTATCTACACCAATAGCAACTATTGCGTAGACTTTGATAAGTAGTTAGCATAGTTTATAATTGAGGGAGGGTAAAAGCTCCCTCATAATAGGAGATTAAAATGTCAACAACCATTAAAGTAGCTCAGGTAGAAGGTGGAGCAGGAGGCGATGGTCTCTTTGTAGATATGAATACAAGTGCCACACTTTCAGATACACGTATTAGAGCTTATGGATATGCATGTAGTGCTGTATGTTCAATAATAGTTGGGGATCAAGATGGTCCTCAAATAAAACAACCAGTTCTTGCAGGAAATACTGTAGATACAATATACATGATTGATATGGGAATAAAAGTACGAGGAAATGTTTCTGTCTCTGGAACTGCTAGTGCTGGTAAAATTTATCTGTATTATGGATAATAGATATGGATTATACCTCATTAGTAAGTGCAGTTCAGGCAGCAACAGAAAATGATTCTACTGAATTTATAGGTAGTTTACCTGATATTGTAGGTAGAGGTCAGGGAAGATTGATCTCTGATATTGATGATCTGGGATTAACTACTTATACAAGTATTGCAGTAAGTGCTGCAAATGCTCATGTAAGTGTACCTTCCAATGGAGAATTAATTAAAAGTTTCACTGTGGAAAATGGTGGAACTAAAACTAATTTATTACCCAGAGAATATTTATACCTTACTGATTACTGGCCCGTATCGGCTAGTACAGGTGATCCAAAGTATTATGGATTAAAAACGAATACACAGATACAAATCGCACCAACGCCAGTATCCACTGTTGATGGTGAGATTTCTTACGTAGCCAGATTAACAACACTTACATCTGCTACACCAACTAACTATCTTACCGAACATTGTCCAGAAGCGATATTCAATGCCTGTATGCTTGAGTCTGCATATTATATGAAAGACTATACTACCATACAATTTTGGCAGGGTGAATATAATCTTGCTGTTGGACGTGTGAGAAATCGTTCAAGACGTTCCAGACAGGATGATATGCAAACCAACTGGAGTCCTGCTGGAACTCCGAATACTATAGTAAAAGGAGGAAACTAAAATGAGTATGGCAATAGGAGACGCTTGGAAAGCAAGAGATAAGAATAAGAAAAAAGAAGAAGTGAAGAAAAAGAAAGAAAATACTGATAGGATACATTCCCCTGTAAAAACTACAGGAAAAAAGAAAAAGGAAGAAAATCGTAGGATACATTCTCCTGTAAAAACTACACGAGATTTTAAAAGTGAATTTATGAAAGATATGTCTGAACCTTTACCAGTAAGAAAAGATAATTTTAGAGGTCTGAATGCACCAATAGATCTTGGAGATGTTGTTGCATCAGTAAAAACTAAACTAGTAACTGCTCCACATAGAAATCCAACTAATAAAATGGTTAGAGTAATTGATAGACCGAGTACAAGAAAGAGACCAAAGAATACTTCTGGTTCTTCCAGATTTTCTGATGGTGGTAAACTAGGCATTAACAACTCTGGTCAAAAAATTGTACAGAAACTTTATAGTAAGGGAGGAAAAATATAATGTTAAAGAATACTTGGAAATCATCAAAGAAAGCTAGAACAGGTAAAGGGGAAAAACTTAAACTTGATACCTTTCCTGATACAACAGGAAGACCAACTGGACAAGGATATGGTGCAGCTCGTACAGGACCTTCTGTTGTAAAACTTAATCGTGGTGGACCTGCCAAGAATAAGATATCTTACTAATGGCAGATTCAGCTGAAGCAAAGATAAGAAAAGGAAAAGAACCAATGCTTAGAAATACAGTAAAGTCTGCAGAGGAAGCTCCAGCAGTTAGAGCAGAGGCTGTTAAACATAAATTATCTGAACTTGACATGGCTAAGAATAAAGTAAAAGATGTGGTGGATAATATCACAGCCAAAGGTGGTGGTATGATTAGTCGTCTTTGGAAAAAAGGGAAGAATAGATAATGGCTGAGAAAATTGATAAAGATATACAAGATGAAATACGTGATCCAAAGATAAGAAAAGCTGTACAAGCAGCTAGAAACGATAGACTAAAAGCTATGGCAGCTATGGCTAGAGAAGAAAAAGGTGCTATGGCAGCTAAGGCTAGAGAAGAAAAAGGTTTTGCCAAAGGTGGAATGATTAGTCGTCTTTGGAAAAAAGGGAAGAATAGATAGTGGCTATAAGTAGAGCCAATATTGGTAAACAACTAAAAAAGGAGGTCGTAATGGCTAAGAAAAAACAAGGATACGGAGCTCGCAAAGATGAATCTATTGCAATGAGAGTTAAAAAGAAAAGAACTAAAAAACAATTAAAAGCTTCAGCAAATGAATCTTATGGCAAATGGGGTTCTAAAGCTAAAAAGTCTGGTAAGATTAACAGAAGAAAAGCGTAGGAATAAATCATGGCTACGTCTGGTACAAATACATTTAATACCACTTTCTATGTAGATGAAATCATAGAGGAAGCGTTTGAACTCGCTGGTGGACAACCCCAATCAGGATATGATGGTAGGAGTGCTAGACGGAGTTTAAATTTTCTTTTAACCGATTGGCAAAATCGTGGAGTTCTTCTCTGGGCAACAGATTTACAGACAGATACATTAGTAGCTGATGCTGCAAGTTTTACATTGGATGCTTCCACAGTAGATATTCTGGATGCATATATGCGTAGAGCTACTGATAATACAGATCTACAAATGAATCGTATTTCCTATGAAGAATATGAACAGATAGCTGATAAGACTACATCAGGAAGACCTACACAATTTGCTACCTTACGTGGAGAAAGTACAGAAACTGTATATGTATGGCCCGTACCAGATAGTACAACAACTTATACATTTAGATATTATCGTATTCGTAGATTATATGACATTACAAAAAGTGCTATACAAAATGCAGATGTACCTTTTAGATTTTTACCTTGTCTTGTAAATGGATTAGCATATTATCTGGCAATGAAAATACCTAATACTAGACCTGATCGTATTGCAATGTTAAAAGCAAATTATGAAGAAACATTTAATAATGCATTTGAAGCAGATAAACAAAGAGCTGATATGAAAATTGTTCCTCGATTACATTATATTACGTAGGAGTTAAAATGGCTTTATCTAACAGAGCACCCGGTATTTGTGATAATTGTGGATTTCAATATAAATTAATTCAGTTACGTTTTACAAGTTATAATACAAGAGTCTGTCCTTCATGTTGGGATGGTAGATTTGATAAAGTTAATAGTCCTCTGAATAAACCTGCTTATATTCCAGAAGATCCTATGCTCAAAGATCCTAGACCTCCTGCCAATACAGATAGAAATGTTTCTTGGGAAGCTGCTGGTATAAATTGGGAAGACGATGATGATTACTGGAACTTAGCTACAACAACTAGTTAACGTTGGAATTTAAAGCAGAGTATGATAAGATATATAAAAGATTTGGAGTAAATAATGGCAACACTAACAGGACAAAAAATATCGAATAGTTATAAAGATCTTCTTCAGGTCAGTAATAGTAATTCAGGTATAGACACAACAAAACGTGATGTATCAGATGGAGAGGGAACAACTTCTCCTTTACAACTTTCCGAATCTATAGTAAATATAAATGGAACTTTTCAATTAAATGGTACAACACTTACAGCTAGTGCAGCAGCATTAAATAATATTACAGATCTTTCAGGTATCACTGGTCTTGTTGCTGTATCAGGTGGAAATGCTTATGGAAGAACATTAAGTGGAACTGCTCCAGTTTCTATTTCAAATAATAATGGTACTGCAGGTAATCCTACAATTTCTTTAAAAGAATCTGGTATTACTTCAGCCACATATGGACCTTCTTCTAAATTAAATATTAGTCAGTATGGAATTGTTGTTTCAGCTGAGACAACTACAAAAATATCTGCTACTACATTTGAAGGTGATCTTACAGGTGATGTAACAGGTGATATAGATGGTGCTAATGGATCTTTTTCCGTAGCAGTTTCTGCTACTAAAGTCCTTGGAGCTGGTGCTACATTTACAGGCCCTGTATCAGGAACTTCTGCTGTCTTTTCTGGAATAGTCTCTGCTACTACATTTGATGGAGCTTTAACAGGAGATGTTACAGGTGATGTAACTGGTGATCTTACTGGTAATGTTACTGGTGATATAGATGGAGCTAGTGGATCATTTTCCACAGGAATTTCTTCCACTGATATAGATGCAGCTACTGCAACATTTACTGGACAAGTATCTGGAACAGGATTTACAGCAAGTGGAAATGTTTCAGCAGCATATTATTATGGAGATGGATCAAATCTTACCAATGTTCCTTCAGCTGAAGGTGGTACAGTAAAAAGAGTTAAGGCTGGTACAGGAATTAATATAACAGTAGATGGAGCATCTTCTGCTTCTATCCCTGTTAGTGGAACTGTTCTTGTTAGTCCTAATCAAAACTTTGCAACTGTATCTGTTTCCACAGGTCTGGTACTTGCTGGACAAGTAAGTGGAACTGGAGCTACATTTAGTGGAACTGTTTCAGCAGCTTACTTTGATGGTGATGGTTCTAATTTAACTAATATTCCAGCAGGTACTTCTGCTGATGAATTTACTATTAATGATTTAACTGTAGTGTCAGTTGCTTATTTGGGAGATATGGTCTCAGGAACTGCAGCTCAGTTTTCAGGAATAGTTTCAGCAGCTTTTGATGGTGCTCTTACAGGTGATGTTACTGGTGACATAGATGGAGCCAGTGGATCTTTTTCAACTGGTATTTCTGCTACTCAGGTAGATGCTGCAACAGCTACTTTTACAGGACAAGTGTCAGGTGCTGGATTAACCTTAAGTGGCATAGTCTCAGGAACGTCTGGTACTTTTACAGGAATAGTTTCAGCAGCTTTTGATGGAGCTTTAACAGGTGATGTAACAGGTGATTTAACAGGAGATGTTACAGGTGATGTAACAGGAGATGTTACAGGTGATGTTACAGGGAATGTTACAGGTGATATAGATGGAGCTAATGGAGCTTTTTCCACTGGTATTTCAGCTACTCAGGTAGATGCTGCAACAGCTACTTTTACAGGACAAGTATCAGGTGCTGGTCTAACCTTAAGTGGTATAGTTTCAGGAACTTCTGGTACTTTTACAGGAATAGTTTCAGCAGCTTTTGATGGAGCTTTAACAGGAGATGTTACAGGTGATGTAACAGGAGATGTTACAGGTGATGTAACAGGAGATGTTACAGGTGATTTAACAGGTAATGTTACAGGTGATATAGATGGAGCTGCAGGATCTTTTTCTACTGGAATATCAGCTACTCAGGTAGATGGAGCTACAGCTACTTTTACAGGGCAAGTTTCAGGTGCTGGTTTAACCTTAAGTGGAATAGTATCAGGAACTTCTGGTACTTTTACTGGAATAGTTTCAGCAGCTTTTGATGGAGCTTTAACAGGAGATGTTACAGGTGATGTAACAGGAGATGTTACAGGTGATGTGACTGGAGATGTGACTGGAGATGTAACTGGTAATCTTACAGGTGATGTAGATGGAGCTATTGGATCTTTTAGTGCATCAGTAAGTGCGACTAATTTTGTAGCTGCTACTGGAAGCTTCACTACGAAGGTGTCAGGTGTTGCTGCTGAATTTTCTGGAATAGTTTCAGCAGCCAACTTTGATGGAGGTGGTACAAATTTAACAGGTGTTGGATTATTAGCAAGTAGTAATACATGGACTGTCTCTCAAAGAAATGCATTAACTACAGATAATGATGGTAGTTTTGATATGGATGTTGGTAATAATTTTAAATGTACTCCAGCAGGAAATTTAGCTTTGACTTTTACTAATCATACAGATGGTCAATCAGGATATATACTTTTAGTAAATAGTGGTGGTCATACAATATCTTTACATTCTAATACTAAAGCAGATGCAAATTTAGCAACAACAGTAACTACTGCAGGTACTTATATTATCTCTTATATAGATGATGGTACTAATGCTTATCTTACTAATTCAGCTGTGATGGCATAAAATGAGTCTTTTACAAAACGCAAACGCAATACCTACAGCTGCTGAGGCTGATTTTTATGAACATCAAATAGCTAATAGTTGTAGATTTAATAAAGGAGATTCCCCATTATTAAGCATGACACCAGGTGCAGCAGGAAATAAGAAAATTTGGGCTTACAGTTTTTGGATTAAAAGAACAGGGTTTGGTTCAGGTAATCATTCAATATTAGCACAAGATGATGGTTCAAGTGGTGGTGCTTATGCTTCTATGATTCAATTTGATAATGATGATCTGTTTAAAGTTACAACAGGAACAACTGTAACTTTAAAAACAAATATGGTATTTCGTGATTCAAGTGCTTGGTATCATATAGTTGTAGCAGCAGATACTACTCAATCTACAGATACTAATAGATGGAAAATTTTTATTAATGGAGTAGACCAAACTGGTTCGTTGACTGGAACTTACCCAGCAGAAGATTATGAATTTACTAATTTTAATGATGCTGCTACTTATATAGGTCTACAAGGTAATCCTTCATACTATTCAACTTATTCAAATTTTATAATAGCTGAAGCAGCATTTGTTGATGGAACAGCTTGTAATGCAGGAACTTTTGCTGAAACAAAAAATGGAGTTTGGATTCCTAAAGATTTGTCAGGACTTACTTGGGGAGATGAAGGTTGGTGGTTAAAATTTGACGATAGTAGTGATTTAGGTAATGATTCATCTGGTAACAATAATGATTTTTCAGCTTCAGCAGGTGTAGCAACACACGACCAAATGCTAGACTCTCCAACTTTTGGAAGTTCTAATGGTGGTAATTTTGCTACTTGGAATCCTTTAAATGCAGGAAGTTATACTACTTTATCAGAAGGTAATTTACAAGTTACAGGTACATCTAGTGATGCTTCACAACCTTCTGGTACTTTTGCTATGACAAGTGGTAAATGGTATTATGAAATGTTAATTAAAGATTATGTTTCTGGTTATCCTTATCCCGGTCTTGCTGTACTTGGAAATATAGCAAATTCTCCTACTACTGGTGGAGATATTTGGGCTATGCGTTATAGATTAGATAATGGAACAGTAGGTGCAAATAGTGGTGATGCAATAACTGGATTAGGTACAATAACAGCTACAAGTACAGGAGTTACTACTGTTACTGATGGAGATATTATTAGTTGGTATTTAGATTGTGATAATAGAAAAGCATGGATAGCAAAGAATGGTTCAATACCTAATTCTGGTGATCCTGCTAATGGTACTAATCCACAATGGTCTTGGACAGCAACTCCTAATAATGGAATAACATTTACTGCTCAAATATATAATGGAGATGATACTATATTAAACGCAGGACAAGATGGAACTTTTGCTGGAGAAAAAACAGCTCAAGGAAATAGTGATGATACAGGCTATGGTAATTTTTATTATGATCCACCTACAGGATTCTTAGCTTTATGTTCTGGCAATTTATCAGTAGCAGATGAAGTTGATCCTGCACAAACTGATGACGATTATCCACAGAAATTGTTTGATGCTAAATTATATACAGGAACAGGTTCTACTAATGCGTTAACAGGATTAGGATTTCAACCTGACTTTATATGGTTTAAAAATAGAAGTAGTGCATTTTCTAATAGACTATATGATACAACAAGAGGTATATCAGGTACTGGTGGTAAAAGATTATTTACTAATACAACTGGACCAGAAGTAGAT